GCCCCAGAGATTTCCCCAACTTGGCTCTTGGCTTTAGCTACCTCTTTAGTAGCTATAGCCTCAAAGCTGGGCTTCTCGTCCAACGCAACTGCCGTGTTGTAACGGCGCTTGCTTATCTCAAATGCTCGGTTTAGTAAAAAGTCTATATCGTCGGTATGCTCGAAAGTAAGGCGCTTAGGGCGTCCGCTCACAGCGTCAAAGCGGGTACGAAGGTCAATCCCGGCCAGCCTCTCGGCCTCATTGGTCGAGATAATATCCGCCTCGCTCTTGAGCCGTTTTTCCACCACCCTAGCGATAATCCCAGGCGTCTCTTCGTCGATAGTTTTCTGGTCTTTTCCAGCGATCTTCAAATCGTTCATTGCTTTTTCTACCGCTGTCGCTATAGGCTCTATCTGAGTTCGCCATTCATCGGTAGGATCATCTGGCAAGAGACCACTAGCAGAGATGTGCTGTCTCACCTTTTGGATCGTACTGAGCGGGGCTTTCATATGATTGCTGAGGCCACCGGATTCAATTATCTCTTTAGCCTTAGTACGGACATACTCGTTTATCTTTGATCCCCACGCCCTGGGGTTGTTCAACATGTCCATTGGGAGCCCCAACAAATCGCCAACGATATCACCGTATATTCGCTGCGCTATGCCAGCTACATGGGCGGCTAACTCTCCGGGTCTGACTTCATCATCTCCCCATGCGCCCTCATTCTTGATGATCCGAGACAGTTCCTGGGATATCTTCATCTCGATCCGGTCTGGGTCTAAATCGCCGTCCTTATCCATTATTGCTAAGTCATTTATTTCGTCCTGTAGATCCATCACCCCATCGGTAGAATTGATTGACGCATCAAAGTTCCAATACCGATGTGAGTTTAATTCGCTCAAACCATCTGTCCTTATCTCGCCAGTCAATGCCTGAAAGATTTGCCCAATATCCTCTGTAGTTATAGGAAGGCGGCCATTCAGCGACTCTGAAGTCCGAATGTGACGAATCACATTATCCAAGATGGCGTCCGTAACACGAGTTGGGTCTGTCTCCAAATCAGTCATTGTTACAACGATGTCTCGCAGTGTTTCCCTTTGGTCGTTGGAAATTGGGAAGTCCGTCAACTCATTCCAGGGCGTGGCGGGACCGATATCCGGCTGCGGTTGGGGCGGTTGGGTAGGTCCTAAATCCTTGGGCGCGGGGGGGCCGATCGGCTTCACGAACTCTGAGAATGTGCTGACGCCTTCCCGTTGCTGTTCTCCAATGGCGCTCTGCCACGACCTCACGAATGGGTCGGTTATCTGTGACGCACCCCTAGCTTGTCTACTTGGGTCTCCATGGATATGATAGCGCAGTGGAATACGTGACCTAATAACACGGCCCACCTGGTTGATCTGGTTATGGCTGAGAGCGCTTCCCTTGAAGGCGGCAGCGTCCTTCAATAGGCGGGATGTGTAGTCCTGCTCTTGCCTTTGGCGTCTCCTCTGTTCCTCTCTTTTCCCCTCCTCTTTCCGTGACTCTATGGAGGTACGGACGTCTTCTATAGCGGTGTGGTATGTCTCTAGGTTAGCCCTTACCTCTTTCAGGCGTTTTTCGCCTTCTGTCCAAGTCTCCGCGCTCCCAGGTAGTCCCTTTTCCTCCTCTTCGAGGTCCGCAATGAGCTGTTGCAGATTTTCTATTAACTCTTGGTTTCCTTCTATAGGGACGCCCTCTCCGAAGTATTCGTTCATTTGCCCCATTAGATATTCCTCTCTATTTGCCCCATAGGCCCGCCGCCCGCCGGGGCGGCTATCTCACCGGGCTCTGTGGGCATGTTGGCCGGGGAGAGGGCTGGCTCCGTACCTCCCTGGTTGCTCCTCACCCCTCCAGCCTCTGGCGGCCCCTGCCCGGGCCGCTCTGGGACGCCGCGTCCTTGTTGCGGGAGGAGTGACATCATCAGCTCCTGGCCTGCCAAGGCGAATATCGTAGCTTTGCGGGCATCACCATCGGTCTCGGCGGCTTCTGCTATCTCAAACATCTTCCGAGCTACCTCGGTATTTATCATCACCGGAGACTGCTCCACGTTGTCCGCAGCGAGCTGCTCGGCCTCCAGCTTCATGTCTGGGACGTTCATGACGTTCTCACGTAGGTAGGAGAGGGACATCTTCGCATTGGGGTTGAGCGCACGGAAGATGTTGGCCTGCATCATCTCATCAGCGGGGAGTGCAAGGTCTATCTCCGAGATCATGAACGTGCTATCGGGCATATCCTCCGGGGAGAAGTCCTCATCGTAGAAGCCCAGCCGTGGGTCTTGCCCCTGCACCCGTATCCTCCCCCTGCTGGAGTTGGCCCACCGCCTCGCATACTCGTCCAACCAGAGCCTCCCAGTCTCGCCGTAGAGGAACTCTCCGCCGGTCTTATACGGCTCCACAGGGGTGCGTGCCGCCTCCTGTGCTGTTTTGAGGCTGACCCCCGAAAGGGCGCGGGTCATATCCCCGAACACCTCGGAGGTAAACGAGAGGTGAGAGAGACGGGAGCGTAGGTAGTCCACCATGACGTTGACCGGGCTCATTATCGGGTTACGTGCGATGGGATGTGATAGCCCCGTGTCCGAGTCGAGCTGCTTGATGCGCCCTCTTTCCGAGTCCGTGAAGGTGTCCTGCCCTCCTGGGGAGTGTATCGCGAGGGTCATCGTGTCCTTGAGCGCCTCTTTCAGGTCTTGCCAGAAGGTGGAGATGACCTCGTTGAGCGCCTCCCACTCCTTCTTCATCGGCCCGATGAGCCCACCCGTCGTGAGTGAGTGGAGTCCTGCCTGTCCCTGCTCGTAGGCCGACGCAATGGGTACGTTATCGGCACGGAGCACGATGAAAGGGAGACAGGGAAAGCCGTTGATCTTTCCTACGGAGTTGGGTGATAGGTTGAAGGACTCACGAAGGAGCACCCAGCTCCCTGACGCACCGGGGAGGGAAGAATGTGTGCCAATGGAGTAGAAGACGGTGTTGAGGACATCAGGCTGCTTACGGTCCTGTGGGTTGTAGCGTTCCTCCCAATAGTCCAGTATCGAGACTTCGGCGTCGTCAGGTATGTTCTCGTCGATAGGGAACGCACCTACAAGAGCCATTGTCTTGAGGCGGCGCCCTGACGTCCTGTAGACATACCCCAGGTGGCTCAGCTCCTGGTACGGGCCGTCCCAGAATGGGTAGACGCTGGAGACGTCCAGCAGGTTCGCGATTGGTATAGGGCTCCCGTCCGCCCCTGGGATGAGCGCAGTGTACTGGATGGCCCACCCAGTGATGACCTGCCACGCCCCCAGCTCGCGTTGGTGCCAGCTCCTACCCTGTCTGAGATACCCGTGCGGCCCGAAGTCCACGTTTCTCCACCAGCCTTTGACAGCGCGTTCCGCTTTGTCCCGCATTGTCTGCTGGGAGACGTCCTGTAGGCTTTTGGGAAGGCGTTCCCTGTGTCCGTGACGGGAGAGGAGGTGGATCGCCATGTCCGCTGCGGCGCGCACGTCACTGGTGGATATGGTCTTGGCACCTTCGGACTGTAGCTTATCGAACTGGTAGTACATCTCGTAGGACTCTCGGATACGTTGGTTTCGTGAAGCATAGATATCGCGTGCGCTATCTAGCGTCCTCAGTATGATGTGGTCGTTCGAGCTAAGCGTCTGAGCCATTATCTACTCCCTCATCACCTCAGATATGGCGGCAGGAGGTACTCCGGGGGTTTTGTTGCCAGGACGCGCCGGTTGAGCCTCAGTGCCTGGTCTCTCATCTGGAAGCATCCCGCGTCAGCCATGAGTAGGTCGAGCCGAGCCGTGTTATAGGTATTCTGCACCTTGTCGTCCCGTGCGCTGTAGCGTGTTTCTCTCTGGAGCATGGAATACTGCTCTACGAGGACCGCGCTAGGGGCCTGATACTCTCCACTGGACATAAAGTCTATCACGGACTGGATAATCCCATCCTTTGTCCACCGTGTAACGGGTAGACCCGGCTCGTTGTCGGGGTGTCCCCACTTCTTCTCTCGGAAGGTGAAGATATTGGGGTAGCGGTGCTGGTCGATGGCGATAACCCGTATCCCGGCGCTGCGCGGCTCTCTCTCCCAGCCGAGGAGTGCGTTCCCGAAGTGTCGTCCCAGCTTGACCATGAGACGGCCCGTATCCTCGGGGCTTATCTTCCCACGTACCTCGCCTACATATGCCCAGTCCCGTGCCCTGCGTATGACAATCGCTGTATCGTGGGAAGTAACATAGCCCTCTGCGGGGTCTGCGTAGATGGCGTATGCCTCACCAAGCTGAGGACGGAGCCAGAGACGGAGCATACCGCCCAGGTCGTCCTTCTCCGGGTAGAGGTCCTTTGGAAGCGGTGGCCTTACCTGATCCATGAGTGAGTCGAGTATGCCCATGGGCACCACGGGGCTCCCTGCCAGCCTCCAGCAGGTGGTGTCATCGGTTGCCATCTGTGAGGCGCGCATCTCCTCGTCGCCGCCAGCCAAGTCGAGTGCATATTTCCAATACCGCATCTGCGACCACGAGAGCCCGTGGGTGTCCTTGATGAGCGCGTCCGAGGCATTGAGGGGGAAGTCGTCATACCCCATGGCGGCGGGTGCGTTATCCCACAGCGGGCGTGAGATGGGCCAGTCGTGCTCCTCGTCCGAGAACCATGGCACGAAGAAGGCCACTGACGCGGAGTTCCCCTCCTTTGCGTCCTGATACATGGTGTGAAACACGTCCCCGGAGCGTTCGGGACGAGATTCGTAACGTACTGCCGCGAAGGGAGAGCCGAGGAGGCCCCGTTTCATCGCTTCTATCTCGTCCGCCTCGTATGACGGCACCTCGGTGATGTGATAGTAGTCGTACTGACCGCCCTGGACGACATCCTTCGACCCGGAGCCTACCAGCGTGATTGAGGAGACTATACGTGCCCCGTGTTCCGACTCTCCCCAGTCGAAGACCTTGTGCTGCACGTTGTCCACGGAGAGTACGGGCCATCCGCCGAGCTTCTTCTGTGCGGAGTGGATGAACATCTCGATACGCGGCATATGGTGCGACAGGGTCTCCTCGATGGGCTTCTGGAGCATCTGTAGGACGTGGAAGTTGGGGGTGAGTATAGCCGCCGATGTGAAGTCCGCCTCGATGATAGAGCTGATCTTGACCCTCCGCGCCTTTGCGATAACCATCTTGAGGGCACGGTGTTCCCAATACTCCTCTTGGACACGGGTGAAGCGCATCGGGACAGGGCCTTGGGACGACTCCCTGGGTATTATCATGAAGCAGTCTTCGATAAACGCCCTGCGGTTGAGCGCGTACTGGCGCAGCACCTCTCCCAGCGCGGCCTCGGTGGTCATCAGTTTAGCTTCTCGTAGCTATAGACTCCCTTTACGTTACGCTCCATATACCCTCCCTTGCTGGGCGACGCATCCAGTTCACGAGACAGCTCCTCGGGGATGCCGAAGAAGCTGTATAACTTCCCGTTGTGGTACTCCACTTCCATCCGCTTGGTGATCGGGTCGTACCCCCACGATAGCATTGACGTCGAGTCCACTACTTTACGTTCCATCCTACTCCTTCCAACCCTTAACTCCACCGTGCCAGTCCTTTATTATCCTACTCCGTGCCTGAGCCTCCTCATGCTTGCTACACAGGTACATCCAACGCGGCGGCTTAATGAGCCTGAACAGCACTCCCCAGTACCCAGGGTCGCTGCACTCATC